ATTTCTTCCGCTAAGTTGTCAAAGCCAAGCCATTCAGCTATTTTAGTTGGTATCCACATTAGAATACGCAGAAGGCCACCTATTAATCCTTCAAACAAACTGTTAAAACCTTCCTTTATGCCACCTACAATACCATCTTCTTCGTAACCTTTCATGAAACCTGTGACAAAATCAAAGATTCCCATAATAATGGTAATTGGTAAAAATACTTTTCCTAGTATTCTTCCTATTTTACCAGCAAAACCTATAATTGCTTTAAAAGGACCGCCCGTTGCAAACTTTACGATTGATTTAAAAATACTAAACAACCTTGAAAAGAATCCACCCTTTCCGGCACCGAACACTTTTTGAAATAAGCCGCTAATAGACTTAAATAATTTGCTATTTTTAAGTCTATCAATAATTCCACCGATCCATTTTCCTAGCTTACTATTTTTAAGTTTGTCAAATATACCACTAAATAAACCTTTAAAACTAACCTTTAATTTTTCTAAAAATTTTCCAGCTCTTCCTTTAGTAAAGAAATTCAATTCTCTTCCTAATTGGCCAAGAAAGCTAATAAATCCTACAAATGGTGCTAACAACAAACCAAGACCTAAGCCTAACAACTTACTTAAACCACCATCAGTTTTAGGAATTAAAGACTTAAGTCCTGAAATAAGAGAATCGCCAAGGCCTTTAATGCCGTCTGCAATATCTTGAAAAAGAACTTTTTGTTCGATATTTTGCTCTAACTCTTTAAGGTCATTTTTTTTCTGTTGATCTATAAGAGGTTGAGCAATTTTTTTAGCATTGTCAATTGTTACTTTTTGTGTAACAGTTTCTAAATCCTTTCTAGTGATGTATGGTTCGTTAGCCATTGTTTTGTTTTTGTTTTAATTCTTCTTCTTCAATGTGATCTTTTAAAAGTGTTATGTAAATCTCCCTTTCCCACGGTATCATGTTATCCAATTCTGATAAGCTATATTTATGGTGCTGTAGTAGTGAAAACTGAACGTGATAATAATTTTCAAGTGAGTTATGAGAAAGGGTTATATGAAAAAATCATTAAGTCCACTTAGTATTTTTGTGTTTTTATGACCAGTTGGTCCTACAAATTCAATTTTATGACTTAATGAAGGTGCACAATCGAGCCAATTTTTTATTTTTTGTACTTGTGCTGAGCTTAGCGAATCAATAAAGTTTTCTATTTCCTTTGGTGATGCATCACCTAATGGATAAACCTCGTTATTATCATACACACTGTCAATAACACTTGTTAAAGCTTGAATAAGTGGATTAATGTCTTTTCTTCCTTTTGCAGCACGTTCAGCATCTTTAAGGCCTGGTGATTTAAGAGTAATTCCAACATCATCAGTAAGTTTAATATTGTTATCAACCTTTTTTTCTTTTTTAACAGTGATTTCTGATAAATCTAATGTTACATTTACGTATTCTCCACTTTCATCACATTTTACGCGGATTTCGGTTGTTTCGCCTACACTTTTAGATCTAATTTGCAATAAAATATATTCTAAATCACTCATCGTAAGTGAGTATAAATCCAATTTGTTAAAAGTGCACGCTTTAATAATATCTTTCATTGCAGCAATCATGCTGGCGTCAGAGCCGGCCTCTTGTGCAATCATTAATACTTTTTCTTCTTTTACAAGGAATGGCCTAAATTCAACTGATTCTTCGCTAGAAGGTACAGTTAAAAAGTATTTTGGTGTTTCAATTGTTGGTAATGGCATAATGTTTTTTGTTTATAATTTAAATGAGTTGCCTAAACATGTTAAGCTTGTCGTCAGTACTATTTATGATCGATCTAAGTCCTGTTTCGTGCACGAATCTTCTATAAGTCATATTAACTGAGACTTGTGTTTTATTGTCAGTGTTTTCGTTCGAAAGATCAATACTATTGACAGATGTTGGGTACGAATCAACTAATCGAACTCCATAGATAGTAGCATTATTTTTATCTAACAATTGAATATGAGTATCGACTTTGTATTCGGTGTCGTAAGAAACTAAATTTGAAACAGGGTCAATGATACTTTCAAGCCAATTGTCAAAAAGTTTTTTAATATAAACATCATTAGTTAGTGTAAACGTAAACGCTACATCTTCTTCCATAATATTTGTAGGGTACTTCCTTGGTGTTGCTCCGAAAGCATCATAATCACCTGTTTGAATTGCTCTTCCTGGAATAGAGCACGAATCACAAAGAATGCTTATATCCCGCGGATCATTGACAACAGGGCCTTCTCCGAACAGACCACCTAGATTTAATAATGAGGCTGTCGGTGGAACTATAGTAACAGAAAATCTATTTGATGTGGCAAGGCCTCCTCTTTTACCAATTGTTGATTTAAAATCATCAATTTTAGAAGGGTTTAGTGCGTTATTGATATCGTTTTTTAATGACATAATTAGGTAAACTGTTTTCTTGATTTTGTCCAAACGGTGTTGGCTTTGCTTTTCTTAAATTGTTCTGTCGGTAAAAATAAAACAGTCTCCCAGTGGTTTGCAGGAACTTCTACAATTCTCGATTTTACATGATCAGTTAAATAGTGCTTAAAACAAGGAGCGAAATACCGCAATTTAGAACTAGAAGATAAAAAATCATATGTCAATCTTAGTCTGGTTGATTGATTATATTTTTCGTTATTTGCAAAATCTGTTAGGTTATCAAAGAAAATTGCTCTGTATTTTGGTGATAGATAGTGCAGGTTTAAACCATAAAAACCACCTTTTGCTTTTTCAACTAAAAAAATTAGAGGAAACATGTCGTAATAAGGTAATGTGTCTTTATGCTTTGGAATATATTTGTACATAAACATCCGCCCTGGCAATGGCCGGGTTCTGTTAACAAAGTTTTCGTCTGACAAAAGTTTAGGTCTGCTTGGTATAGTTTTAAGGGAAGCTAATTCTTTTTTAAACCAATTAAGAGACTTCTTCGTATTTCTTTCTATGCCAGAAACTGTCGCTCTATCTTCGAGTCTATTGATAAACGTTGCCATCTATCTCTATTTATAAGATTTTTATACCGAATGAGCGTAAAGTGTCCTCAGTCCAAATTTGAAATACCATATCGTGTTTGTTAGCAAATGCTGTAGCGGCTTCCCATTTAGACTCATTTTTAATATAAGTCATCACCTCAGTCAAATACCTTTTTGTTTTCCTAGAAGGTTGTTTAGGTGGCTGTGTCTGTTTTTTTGGCTTTATTTCAATAATGTACAGCTTATTATCCTTTGTGCGCACAAATAAATCGACAAAATAGCGATGAATTTTATTGTCAGTTTTGCAACGATATGGAATTATGACTTCTTCTGAATTCCACCCAATAATATCTGGATTGTTGTCTAACCATTTGAAAGCTTGTCTTTCCCAAAGTGAACGGTATTTAACCTTTTTAAAGTCACCTTCGTATTTTTTAGGGTTCTTTACCCTATAACGTCCCGAATAAGCCATGTTTTTATTATAAATAATATCAAAGGATTATTTATATGGCACGAGAAATAATAAACAACTTTATCGACGGGGAGCTCAACAAAATTGCAGGTGGACTAGACAATAAGGTGCGTCAGGCAATGTCGGGAGGAGGTGGCAAAAGTGGCGGTGGCGGGGTTTTTATGCTAAAGTTTCCAGAAAATCTTGAAGATTTGGGCAGACCTTATATTCGATTTAGATGTAAAACCCGGCCCGGAGAAAGTGCTGTAAGTATTCATTTGCCGTGCCCTTCAGGAATATCTTTTAGTGACGGTGCCTCGTATAATACAATTGACATGGGATTAATTGATACTATAGCTGAGGCAGCTGCTGCTACAGTTGATGCATTTAAAAATAGCTCTAGTAAAGGAAATTTAGAAAAGGCGATGGAAGCTGCTAAAGTTGCTAAAGATAGAGTAGTTGGTGAATTTAAATCTGTTGGAACATTAGGCGCTAGTATATTAGCAGCTAGAAAATTAGGAGCAGATAACGTAGCAGCCTCTTTAGAACTTAGAGGAAAGGTTGTGCAAAATCCTAAAACTAATACTGCATTTAGTGGAAACACTATAAGATCTTTTCAATTTGATTTTAAAATGATTGGAAGAACTAAAAGCGAAGTTGCAAACATTGACCAAATTCAAAACGCGTTTCGAAATCAAGTATATGCCAAAAGGTTAGGCGGCGGAAATCTTATGCTGAAATATCCAAACCAATGGGAAATACTCTTTATGGAACCTTATGGCTCAAAAGAATTGCAGTATGTTCCTAAAATTTATTCGTGTTATTTAATATCAGCCGCAACAGCTGTAAACAGTACGTCTAACACATTTAGAAAAGATTATTCGCCTTACGAAGTTGATGTGTCTTTGCAATTCCAAGAAACAAAAGTTCTTACACGCGACGAAATAGAATCTTTGGAAGCTAATGGTGATAGAGAAAGTGCGGCAGAGGAGGCAGCTTCTGTGCTAGGTGGTGAGTTTAGCGGTTTACAAAGTGCAGCATTAGAAGAAGGTAAGAAAAAATTCAAAGACACTCAGCAATCTTTTAAAGATTTTAGCGATCCAAACAAATAAACAATGTTTTTTAATCAATTTCCAAAAATTCAATATAGTATTGAAAACAATGCTATACTTACAGATATCACTGACTATTTTCGTTATGTCGATATTGTTGAAAAATTAGCAAATAACTTATACGCGTATAAAAAAGTCCAAATTGGCCATGGCGAAAGACCTGATGTGTTATCACAAAGGCTTTATGGAACTCCTGATTTTTACTGGACATTTTTTATATGTAATGATTCGCTTAAACAAGGTTTGTCTGCCTGGCCGAAAAGCGATCCAGAGATTAAAAACCATATTGCAAATCAGTATAAAAACATATCTGCGTTCAGATTTCCAATGTCTGAACCAGATACTAACAACACAAGACGAACACCTTTAGGAATTCCTATCCTTAAAGACAAATATTTACCTTACTTAAGGCTTTGTCGACCTATTGTAAGTTCACCTATTGGCGAGAGAATTTTTGCTGAAGCTAAAATAGTTGACTACCATCCTAATAAATCTCTTATTTGGATTGACAATTCGACAGAGAATTGGTTTGCTGAGGAAGAAGCTAGTCAAGCGGTAAATGGTAGTGGCAATGCATATGATTTACAATATAAAGCTTTAGCGAAAAATAAATTATTCTATACAACTGAATCTGCTAATGACTTTACGGTGCAATTTAGAGAAAACGAAAATCCTTCAGTTAAATTAGAATTTCAAAGTGAAGTCCGTGAGGCAGCACTTAGATTTGCTCCAACAACCCCATATCATTTGTATCCTTCTACAATCGATCGTAACTATATGATAGAATCGACACAATATTGGAAAGATGGATCTTTATCACCAGCTTATTATTTTGATCCAACTAATACAGACGAAGAAATAACTGAATACCAGGCAGGAGAGGAAGCTAGTAATTATAAATCTATATATGACGATATGTTAGAGGATAACGAGGCTTTAAAGGAAATTAAAGTTGTTGCTCCTGCTTATATTCAATCGTTTACAAGAGAATTTAAAAAATTGCTAAATGAGTGATAAACTTAATAGATCTTACGTTGACGAAAAAGGTAATTCGTTTAATGAATCGTCCTACGAATTATTAGAATGTATTATTACTAACGTTAATGGAGATTCATCTGATATTAGAAATATGGTGGGATTTATTAAAATCCACGAAAGTCTTTTTGCACCATCAATTGTCGCCGAAATTGGTATTCGCGACGAAGTAAACTTCCTTGAAGAATTTAGTATTATTGGCAACGAAAAAATAAAATTGTCAATTAAAACAAAAGCATTAGGTATCGAAAATGTTATTGAATTTTCCCTCCGAGCACAAAAATACCATGATTATGCCCGTTCAGCAAACGATAATCAGACACAGGCTTATGTCCTTGTTGCTATTTCTGAATATGCTTATGTTGCTCCTTTAAAAATTATTACGTATAGTAATGACTTGCCCGAGCTGCATGAAAAAATTATTGCTAAAATATTTAAACGTGATTTAAATACGCCAATCGTTGTAAAAGGAAACATGGCTTCGACATATAAAGGGAATTTAAATTTGCAAAATCCAATTAGAGCGTGTCAAAAATTGGTAGAATCTGCCTTTGATTTTAACCAAACACCATACTTTTTGTATCAAGATTTATCTAGTAATGTGTACCTTTCACCTTTGAGTTTTATTAATGACCGCGAGGAAAACAAAGTTTATCGAACATTTAATAACGATAAACAATTGAGGTCTGACCCTAATTCAAAAATAAACTATTTTGAAAGATCCTCGCAGATTTTAAAAATTTCCTCTAATATCGGTTTGTCTCCTTCGTTACAAGCAAAAAAAGGAGCGTTTGCATCTGAACATCGCTATATTAATTTAAGTAGAAAAGAATGGTATGCACCATCTAGTCAGTATCAAGTGCCTGACCCGGCCGGACCTTCCCGTGCCTCTGCGATGGCAGGGATAGGCGCGGGGAACCGAGTCAAATTAAATTTAGAACTTGATATAAACCCAGAACACACGACTTCAAAAAAACTACCTCGAGTAGGTACTGCGCCGATTAATGGAGATATCGAAGAACCACTTAGTCAAGCATCGCAAGCAAGGGTGCAATATCATTTTGTAAATAACAGTGCCCAGGAAGTTAGTAGTGTTGGTATGTCTGCGCTGGAAGGTTTGGCTGGGATGTTTCAGGGCTCTGGGTTCGATCTTTTGTTTGACACTGTGAACGAATTCATAAAAGAGTCGTCGATGGGGCAATTGAGTAAGTTGCAGAAGCATAGGTCAGAGGCGTATATGGCAAACTACGATGCTTGTTCCCATAAATTCGAAGTTATGGGTGATCCACTTTTAAATCCTGGACGAACAATACAATTACTTTTTCCAAAATCAACATCGCCTGAAGCTCTTAAAAATCGTAACGATATTTACGATAAGGTTTTGTCAGGTGATTACCTTATATTTAGTACGATGCATACATTTATGGATGGAACCCATACGACAGAAGTCGTAGCAAAAACTGATTCTATACAACCTACAGAAAATTTATGATACAAAACCCACAATTTTTTATTGGAGTTGTCGAGGATGTCTCTGATCCCGAGAAACTTGGACGCGTTAAAGTTCGTATTTTTGGCAAGCACAGCGAAAGTTACGAGGACATGCCGGTCAAAAACTTGCCATGGTATACAAGTGTTATGCCAATGACAAATCCTGGTATTGCTGGACAAGGAAAAACAATCGGTGCACAGCCAGGATCATGGGTGTTCGGTCTTTTTATTGATGGCAGCGACGAACAGGAAGCATTAATACTTGGTACAGTAGCAGGAAATAGCGGTGGACCACCAAGCATTAATACAGGATTTAGTGATCCGAGGAGAATAAATCCTCCAGTCGCTGGTAGTGACACACCAGTTACAACAGTTTCAGATCTACAAAATAAAAGAGTAGCTAATCGGACAATTAATATACCTATTGCTCGAAAACCAGCATTATCAGCACTAAACGAAGGGGAAGAACTACCCGAAGAGCAATCTATATCCACTCCTAATCCAGCAGATTACGCAAATCCAGTATATCCATATAATAATGCAGAAGTATTTAAAGGCGGACACGCTGTTGAATACGATTCCACTCCCGGCCATGAAAGATATTCACACATGCATAGGTCAGGGACAGCCACTGATATAACGGCAGACGGAGAAAAAATAGAACATATAACCGGAGACGGATTTACTGTATACAAAAAACAAAACACTGTCTATATAGTTGGAAATTGCAATTTGACCGTCGATAGAGACATAAATGTTAAATGCGGAGGTGATTATGTACTCGATATCGACGGTAATATGCATATACAGGTCGACAAAGATATTAAGACTAAAGTTAAAGGAAACATACAGACCGAATGCAATGGTAAAAGAGAAATTATGTTAGACGGATCTGATTTTCTCGATGTAAAGCAATCGCAAACTATTAATATAACAGACGACTATGGTCTGAATATTAAAGGAGACATGGGCCTCGACGTTAAAGGGCCCGAGACTAAATTGTTTTTTAACTCTGCTGATACTGAAATAACCTTTAAAAAGTTAGATACTACTGTGAATGGCGACCATAAAGATATGGTTACTGGGAACAAACATATCAGTAGTAACGCTGGTATGAAAATTAATTGCCCTAAAAAACTTATTATAAATACTCCAATACAGCAAGTGAGCGGAGATGTTAGAGCTGGGAGCGGGGATGTTTCTCTTATAACACACGTCCATAGACAGAATAACGGTAAAAGAGATGCTGGTGGTGGAATTGATACAGCACCATCAACAGGAGGCACAGCACCTGGATCATAATACATATATACACCAATGTCAAAACAAGTTAATTATCCATATACTATTAATACACTCAGTGCAAAAGGAAGCGCTGAGGTAATTGCTCGTGGTATTAATAATGACTATATAACACAATGGTCTTTAAATACTAATACTATTGATTCATGGGATAATGTTGAAAACTTTCCTACTGTAGTACGCACCGGTAATTTTGTTTGGTGTTGGTACCGAGAATATTCGAATAGAGCAATTTATATACTTATCGATGTAGTACCAGATCCAGAGGTAGAGTATCAATTAGGTAATAATATTGCATATCCAGCATTATTGAATGGAAGTGTAGGCGAAATAACAAATGCGGCCACTAGTGCAAGTGTAGAAACGGATAATATGGCGGCTGCAGCTAGTACTGTGACTGATGGACCTTATTATCCATTAACTGTAGCAGGGCAATATAATCACGTGGCGAATGCGTCTGATGGATATAAGTCAGGTTTTTACGACACTGGTCGAAGATATAAAGAAATTGTTGCAGATAAATGGGGTGATACACCAGGTGTATGGGGAGGATTTGCGGTATCAAATGGTCAGTATGCACCATGGTTAGTTGGTTGGGGAGGATTACAAACACTATTGACAAGTACTAATGGCGACGATGGAGATGCTATACAGGGAATATTTGCACCGTTCGCAACATACGAACAATTCCAAACACTATATGGTGCGGAATCTGATTGGATCCATTCTACACACGGTAGCACATATAAAACATTATTTGCCACCGCTTATGATGCATCAAACGGAGCAGGTAAAGTGTATTCGAATCCAGCAGATATAGAAAACGATTATCCGTTTACTGTTGAAGCAATGCAACCACAAACGAAATACAGAAATATACCGGGCGATACTAATGGTGATGGCTTTGACGATACACCAAGTTTAGAAGATG